AAGTCGAGATAACGGATTGAAAGGACCGCAATGAGCACTGAACTGAACCTGGACGCAGAGCGCATCAGCGATGCGGAAATCGCTGGCATCATGGGCTGGCGCGGCCCTGGCGCATACACCGAATCGACTATGCGCAAGATCAAGCTCATTCTGGAGGCTGACCGCGCCCGCCGCACCGCTCCTGTCTCCGCCCCTATCGTCGAACGCGAGCAGCGCAAGGCTGAGTTCCTTCAGCATTTGGCCAAATCGAGCGAGATTGTCGACGGCTGGCCATCGTGGAAGAAAGGAATGTGGAAGTCGGAAAACTCTGCCCCTATCGTGGAAGAACTGCCAGCGCTACCGATGACAAAGGCCCAGTATGGCCTCGACAATACGCTTTCATTTTCTGCTATCGATATGCGGAACTACGCCCGCGAAGCCATCGCCCCGTATGCCGAGCGTATCCGCCAGCTTGAGCGCGAGCTGGCAGAGCTTCGCGCCGCATGGGAAGCCGAGGCCAAACTCGGCGAGGCTTACAAAGGAATTGCATGGAATGGCGCGCGCGAGCTGGCAGAACGGAAGACGGCGAGCATCGGCGAAGATGGCGAATTTCAGGATCTGGTCGGCGATGTGTACCGCGCCGGGTCATACAACGAGAGCATCGAGAAGCCCCTCAACGTCCTCATCGCCTACATCGACGGTCGCACTGCTGGGGCAGCAGATGCGGAATCCGAGTACGAACTGCACCAAGACGACATGATGGTAGCTGGAACATCAGGTAAGCGCGCATACGAAGAAATCCTGCACTATGCGGCGCAATACGTTCAGGATGGCCCGGTCGAGATTTACAAGGTGGTGCGCACGAAGCTGTCGGTCCCGGCTGCCGCCCCTACACCTAAGAACAGTGGGATGGAGGAAGCCTGATGCTGACCTTCTACAAGGGCCACGAAATCACCGTGACGCGCGAGCGCAGCATGGGTGGCTGGACGCAGATTTACTACGGCGTGTTCCGCAAGTCGGACGGCTACGAATGCACGAGCGGGTTCTGCGATACGTCCGACAGCACGCGCACGTTCACTCGGATCTTGAAGGACCGCGTTGACGCTGAATTGGCCGACGCCGATCCGTGGGGTGAAATCGCTAAGGGCCACAAGCGCGCCACCAAGGATGCATGAAATGGACATCGAAAAGCTTAAGGCACTGGCACTGGCGGCGGCATCAAACGTTTGGTATGGAGAGTGGGAAATTCTCGATGGCATCAGCAGCGACAAGGCGGCCCGATTAATCGCTGCTTGCTCGCCCGCTGCTGTGCTTGAACTGATCGCCGAAGTCGAGCGGCTGCGCGTGGATGCAGAGCGTTACCGCTTCGTGCGCGCCAAACTGTCCAGATACGAATTCGATTATCTCCTGCTGGAAGGCGAGCCGGAATCGGATATGGACGAGTATTGCGACGCCGCTATCGAATCTCACACCAAAGCCGGGAAGGATGGAGCATGAGCGGGAAAGGAAGCCGGCAGAGGCCGGGCCAAGGGTATGCAGAAGGATGGGATGCGATCTTTGGGAAGATGGAGCCGAGCGTATCGCCACAGTGGGAATCGCTAACCTGCGAGCAGTTGCATGATCAGGTACTTGAGGCCTTTGACCGGAACATCGACATCGCCAAGCGCACGGGCGGGCTTGGAACGCCGTTTTTAAATATGCTTGCCAAGCAAAAGCAACGAAAGACTGACAAGGAGGATTGACGATGGCAGCACAGCATACGATTCAGTCGCGGTACGTCACTCTTCAAGAGTGGGCCGCAATGATGTTTTCCAAGATCCCGCACCGTAACACCTTGCAGCGCTGGGTGCATGAAGGGCATATCCAGCCGCAACCCGAGAAGATCGGCAAGACATGGCAGGTGAAAAGGGATGCGCGCTACGTAGACTGATATGGGCAGAAGAAGACTAGCAAAGTTCAAGAGTTTCCCGGCCAATTTGTACCAGAACCCGGCCGGGTATTTTTACTACCGCAACCCGCACGAGAAAACGCAAAAAGGGCTTGGCCGCGACAAGGCATTTGCATTCCAAGAGGCGCGCAAGGCTAATGCGGCACTCGCGACCCGCGAGCCCTCCTCTCTCGTAGATTGGGTGATGGGCAAGACGGAATACACGCTTGAGGGCTGGCTACCGGTGTACAAGCAATTGTGGATCGAGAAGACGGAGCCACGAGATAACACGCTACGGGCCTGCACGATGTACGTCAAGCGCTTGGCGACAGCTGACTTTGCGAAACGTCGGCTGACAGAGATCAACACGGCGCACGTGGCAAAGTACCTGGAGGAAGTCGAGAAGGAAAGTGGCGCGGCAACGGCGAACGCTATGCGAGCCAGGATGAGCGACATTTTCCGATGGGCAGAGACGCAGGGCTTAATCGAAGTCGGTCGCAATCCTGTGGCAGCTACCCGAGCACCACGCCCAGATGTGAAGCGCGAGCGCCTGAGCCTTGAGCAGTTCCAGGCGATCTACCAGCACGCGCCGACGTACCTGAAACGGGCGATGAACTTGGCCCTGATGACGGCGCAGCGACGGGACGATCTGGCAGGCCTGAAGTTCAGCGATTGGCGCGATGGGTATTTACACGTCACACAAGGCAAGAGCAACGGCACTGTCAACCTGCGCCTTGACGGCAAGATCAGGCTAACCAAAGTCGGGATGACGATTGCCGAGGCTGCGCAGGATTGCCGGGATCTGATCGTCAGCCGCTACCTGATCCATCATACCGAACATCAAGGATCGGCCGAGCCGGGCGACAAGATCACCAGCAATGGCCTGTCCAACGCGTTCCAGCGGGCACGGGAGGCAGCAGGCATCAAGGCAGAGGAAGGACGAACGCCGCCAAGCTTCCACGAGATCCGAAGCCTAGCGGAGCGTCTTTACCGGGAGGAGTACGGCGCGGCCTTTGCTCAGCAAATGTTGGGGCACAAAACATCGGCAATGACGGACAAGTACAACGATTTGCGCGGCGCTTGGCAGGTCGTATCGGCCTAATGATTTCAGTAGAATTTTATACGGATTTCAGTAAAACGCCTTGAAACCCGCATGGATGCTAGACCATGTCATTGGCTGTACTCAGCATTAGGTGCTCAGGTCTTTCGTGATGTAAATCAACGGCTTAAGGCCGAAACAAGCATTATACAATACGCACACGGATGCACTGTATGTGACCAATGTAAACAAGGACTTGCGCCTGTATTTTAGTAGACCATCAGGCCGCATCTCGCTCCGCGTACTTCTCGTTGATCCAAGACAGCGGCACGAACATTTCATCGAACTGGCCATCATCGACGTTGTGCAGCATGACCAGCCCGTGCCAGTGTTTGTTGCCCTGCGGCCCGAGATATTCCTCGGCATGTTCGTAGGCGGACCCGGCGATGATGGACGTAATGCGTTTGCCGTCAGCCCGGTAGGTCGATGCGATCTGCCTGCCCTGTTGATGGCCAGCGACACAAGACATCATCTTCTTGTTAAGCTGGGCTTGAGCAGAGGATGCGGGCCGCCCCATTACGCCGGTCTGGAAGTAGTGCGAGAACGCCACGCCGCCGATTACGACCACTTGCAGGAACGGGTAGACCTCCCAGCCGTATTCGGCGTACTTCAGGTCATCCGTGGAAATCGTGCCGTCAAGGATCGGCTCGTTGCTGATTGCACGGTTAATGCGGTCCTCGTGGTTGCCGAGCGTGAGCACCATGCGCGGTCGGTATGGTCCTTTCTTGTTACGTAGACGCATCTCGTTGTACTCGCGCAGCGGGCCTAGAAGCGCTTCCATAGCGTCATGCGCGGCCTTGATATCTGCACGGTAGCGGCGACCCTCAAATGACTTTTTGCCCTTGTCGTAGCTCGAAAGGCTCGGCATGTCCGCGAAGTCACCAGCATGTACGATCACGTCTGGCTTCTTGTCGACCATGTAGTGACCGATACGACGGAGGAAGGCAAAGTCGTCACCCGGGCGAGCCTGGGTGTCAGGCAGAAATAGGATCTTCAAGCGTGATCTCCGCTAGAGGTTTGTCACATGCAGCATGGTCGTTACAGCCAGGGATAACCGGCCGGCCGTCTACAAGCAACATGACTAGATCGACTGATTTGTGCGTGATGGCGTGGATCTCGATCACGGCTGGCTGGTGGCTGGTTGAGGCCATGCTTCGATCAGCGTGCGTTTTTCGCTGTTGAGTCGTTCAGCTTCTTCTGCCACTTCTGTGCGTCGTCCTTGGCACTCTGCAAGAACGTCCCCGTAGGCACTGGCAAGCGCACGTAGGGCATCTGCGGAATAGTTGGGCACTCCGCTGTTGATCTTGGTGATGGCGTCGCGCAGGCCGCCAGTAACAGCGGCAGAGCTAGCGGCAAGAGTACGAATCGTTTCATCTCGTTTGGCTCCTTCAGTTTGAGCGGCGTCTCGCTGGGCTTGGAGTTCTGCAGACCGAATGCGCGCAGCCTCCTTGTCGGCCGCCATCTGCTTGTCCCACTGGGCGCGGATCTCATTGCGGCCAATGTCGCGCTCATGCTCAAGCAGGCAGTGACCGCCATATGCAATGCTTGCCACCAAGGCGCCAAGAATGGCGATCTCGGCGGCAAGTTTGTACTGAGCAAGGAAGGCAATCATTTGACCGGGTCCGGGAAGATCATCTTCAGAACAGCCGAAATCAGCCCACCAAGACCGGCCGCTTGACCCCAGTCCATGCCGGCGCCGAATTTCGCGCCAGTCAAAGCCACGAGGAAGCCGATTCCCTGCCACGTAGACGGCTCAGACAGACGTGCAGCGATGAATTCGAGTGCGGTACGGATACGATCCATGTCAGCCCTTTCGGAAAGCGTCAGCGAGACGTTTGGCACGGTCGCCAACTTGAGTCGCCCATTTACTGTTGAGGAATTCAGCGGCAGCGGCATCCCATCGACCAGCCTCAAGCAGCGATAGGGCGATCTTGAAGCCGAGCAGACGAGGAATGCCCATGTTGAACGCCATGTTGACCAAGGCGCACTGTCGGTTGTCGCTCATCCTGGACCACCACGGGAGCGCCTTGTCCAGTTCGCGAACGACAGTGCCCACATCGTTGTTGCACAAAGCAATCGCCTCCGCACCCGAGATACCGTTATCGGTAAGGTTCCGCCCAATGCCGATGGTCAGCTTGCCAATAAGCTGATCACCGGGCCGCAGCTCCTTGCCGGTAGCGTCATCGTAGGGTTTCAGGCGCAATGCCTCGTCGGCTTGCAACTCGCTTGTCACGTGGTCAAAGTTCATGCGCCCTCCCGCTTCTTGCGCAAGTAATCCCGGATCTGCATGCAGAGCCAAAGGATCGACAGCAACGAGGCAATAAAGGCCGCGATAGGCTGCAACAATCCGCAGATAGATGCGACAGCACCTGCATACGCAGCCGCATCGCCCACGGGTCTTAGGTGGTCTACCATCGTCGGCCTCTCGGTTGAGTGGTTCGGTTTCATGAGGAAACCCATCGGTTGCTAAAAAATCAGTGGTACACTGTTGGTATGGATGACAACACCGCCCGCGCCGCTGCGTCCGCCTTCGGGACCAGCATGTTTTCGCTACTGCTGGCCTACTGCAAGGCCAAGCTGCGTGCCCGCCGGGACAAGATAGGGTGCGGACTTCCGGAGGAGATCGGCCGTTGGCTGGGCAAGCGTTGGGCGCGAGCTTGCCGCGCCTACAAGAGCGCGTTGCAGCGGTGACGTATAAAGTCCGGCACCGCCAAGCAGGGCGGCAGGGATAGCAGGATTCACGAAGTACGAGCCCAGTGTGCCGCCAGCGATCAGCGCACGGTCGGTGGTGAAGCTGTTCGGCACCTTGTTGCCTAGGACTGATTGCCCTGCATTCCCAAGGTCTTGCAGTAGCGCCGTGCCACGCGACACGGCACGTTTACGCACACTCTGGTCTGCTGCTTGAACGGCCATGTTAAGTTGGCCAGGAGTGAACACTCCTTCGGCGTTCTTGGCTGACTTCGCAGCTCCCTCAACTCGCACGAGATTAGCCCACGCAGCATCTGCAGCCTGAAGTTGATCGGCGACTTGCGGATTCGTGCGCATCATCTGCTGCTTGAGCAGAGACTGGAGCTGGGTCACTGCATCCCCTAACTCCTGCTCACTTGCGACCGGGGATTTGCCATAACGAGCAGCCAAGTTGCCTAGCTCGCTATCAATAGCCTTGTAGTCGCCTGGAAGAATTGCCCCAGTACGCGAGACCTTACGCATTACTGTTTCGTTGATAGCGTTGTTGAACTTGTTGCGCATGGTCGTGGTCAAACCTTGCGCCATGCCACGCAACTGCAAGAGATTGTTATTAAACTGGGGATCAAGCTGTACGCCAGTGATCTGATTGAGGGCATCGTCGTATGCCTGCGAGATCTTGTCGCCGGCCTCTCGCACCCCAGCCTGCCCAATATCGTCAACTTCGGCCCCGACTTTGTTTGATGCACGGTTGATAGCGGCCTGATTAAACTGCTTTAGCGCGCGACCGCGTGCGTTTGAGATAGCGTCGCCTACAATTGGGACGCTCTGCAATTTCTCTTCCAAGGCATTTGCACGGCCTCCCAAAGCCTGCCCGATTGTCGGCTGGACGCCCTCGTCCTTGAGCATCTGGAGGTTCGTGTTTTTGGATGCGTTCGGGCTAACGAGCCGCGCCGCCCCGCCAACAATCGCAGGAATGGCCCCGCCCACTGCCGCGCCGGTAAGTGCCTGCTTGCCCTTTTCTGACCAAAAGTCACCGCTTGTAACCGGGCTGAGTGCGCCCGAGACTGCGCCGCTTGCCGCGCCTACGCCAACACGGCCTGCGAGCGTAGCCATGCCAGCGGGAGCGGCGGCGCCAAGGCCTAGGCTCACTGGGGAGACGATGTTGCCAAGGACGCGGTAGCCATCGAAACCGGACTCACCGCCAGCATTCCTACGAGCCTGATACGCTGCCTCCTGATCGCGAACCATCTGATCTACGCCGCCCTCAGGGACGCGAGCCACAAGGCCAGTTTTATCAGCAAGCCAGTTGTTCAACTTGTTGCCAGCGTTGACGACCGAATCCGGTAGGATATGAGTCAGCAGTTGGGCGCCACCGTTGATCGGGTCCATTGCGCCTTGGCCGACTCGCTCAAGCTTCGACATCGGAGGCCGCTTGCCAGTAATCAGCGACGAGATAGTCGGACCGGCGCCGCCTGCCTGCGAAAGCATTCCAAGTTCGGCCGACAGATCGCGACCACCACTCTGCGCTTGCTGATCGCCAAACAATTCTGCGCTAAGATCACGTCCAGGCATTATTGGCCTCCAATCATATAGCCGCGTGCACGCAGCGCTGCCGTGACTTCAGCAGTCGTCTTTCCGCTTGCCTTGGCCGTAGCCGCGATGTCAGCAAGAGATGCAACCTTCTTAGGCTGGCTCGACTGGGTCTGAGCAGCGCCTGACTGATTAAGGTAGCGTTCATTGATTTGACGGATCGTTTCCATCGCCGCGAGCTTGTTCTCTTTCGGCACAGTCGCGTCACCAATTTGGCCGGCCATCTGCTTGTACAGCAGCACGTCTTTATCAGATTGCGGGCCGCTCATCTTCGGCATCTTCGATACGAGCATGCCCTCCAGTGCCTTGAGCTGAGAGGCAGCTTGGCTACCTTGCGTGCTGATACCGAATACGCGCGCGGCTTGGTCGACGCCTGCGCCGCCATAACTGCTGGTAGATTTGTCGATTAGCGGTTTGGCCTGATCCAGCAGCGCAAGGACATCGTTGGCGTCTTGTACCTTCTGCTTGTCGGCCGATTTGGTGTAGCCAGGGACAGCGGAAAACGCACCTTGCGGGGCGGCACTCGTCGGGGGCGAGACAAAGCCGCCAGCATCCGCGACAAACTGAGGCTTGTCAGCTTGCGATTGTTCGAATGAAAGACGGTTTGCAGCAGTGCGGGCAGACAGAACGGCATCCGGCGAAGCGCTGTTGCCGAGCGAGCGCACGGTAGCTCCAGTATATGGATTCACCAGATCGGTAGATCCGCCTCTATTGATGGAATCCAGCTTCTCCGCAACGTCCAGCGGGACCGGCTGACCGCTCGTTCCATCCTCAAAGAACGGTGCGAGCATGACCTTGCCGCCCTGCTGCACTTTTTCCCATCCCTTCACCTTCGGCTGCAGCCTGAGCGCGGAATCTTCCTCTGCCTGCGCCTCTGCGCCGAACCCTTTGGAACGCAAGAACTGGGCATAGGCCAATCGCTGCTGATACGGGGTCGCGTTACGTCCTGCTGGGGTCGGAGCGTCAGGCGAGGTAGTTTGCGTAATCGGAGTGCCGTTCATCGAAACGGAGTTTCCCATCATCGATGACGCACTTTGGCCTCCAGGGAAGACCGGAGTTGGCTGGCCACCACCTTGCCAATATTCGGACGATGTCTTTTGTAGTTCGGCCGCGCGCTTGCGCTGCGCCTCCTGATTTTGAAGGTCGCTCTGTGCATCTTGCAGCTTTAACGAGTTAATCGCCATGTTTTGGCGAGCAACCTGCTGAGCAAGCGCCTGACGCTGCGCGTCCTGAAAACCGCCAAGGCCAGCGCCCAACACTTGGCCGAGTGATACAGGCATGCGGCTAGGCCCAGATGCATTCAGAATGCCAGCGGTCAGGCCGAGCAGACCTTGTTGCTGTGGATCTTCGCTACCGAAGAGATCGAGTAATCCTGCCATGTTTAACCCCACATATTAGGCAACGACGGGACTTGCATCGTTGTCGGAGCCGTATAGCTAACCGGGTTCGTCGAGTTGTACAGAGAACTAGCGCCCCCAGAGCCACCCAACAGACCGCCAAGCTGACTGCCCATCAGCGCTCCACCCAGCACGTTACCGGCCGTGTTCTGATATAGCGGCTGCGTGCTCGTCGACGAAGAATTGGCGCCGAGGTATGGCGTCAGAAGACCGTTGACCTGCGTCGCACGGTTGATACCGTAGTTTTGGTTGTTCGTCGCCGTGCCGTATGCAGATCCGGACAGGCCGCCGAGCAGGCCGGCGCCGCCGAGGGCAGCACTGTTGTTCTGCGCGTTCGTTTGCAGTTGGGCGCCCTGATTCGCCAAGTTGTTCTGCTGGACGTTGCCGACGTTCATAAACTCGGCTGCATTCTTGGTGTTCGCGTTCTGCATCGCCGTCGCGTACTGCTGGCCGCTCAGACCTTGCGTAGCAGCCAATGCGCGATCACTATCCATGTTGTAAGCATTCGCCTGCTGGCCGGTTGTGTTCGCACTGTTCGCCAAGCCAAGCTGCAGATTGGAGTTGGTCAGTTGTTTCGTGTAGTCCGACAGCGCGTTACCTTCCGCGATCCCCTGACGTGAGCCGCCGTATTGACCCGCCGCGATAGCGCCGCTGCGCAGGCTCGGCAGCACGTTACGCATCAGGTTATTAGTCAGGTCGTTCTGGTTCTGCTGGTACGATGCATTCGTCAGGTCGACAGCACTTTGCAGTGACTTTTGAAGATACGGATTTGCGCCAGGAGTACCGTTTACAAATCGGTTGTACGACCCTGTCAGGTCAACATTATTCTGTCCGGGCGCCTGAACTTGATTACCGACTGCGTACGCGCCCACGTTCGCTTGCGGAGCCTTGTTGCCCTGCATGAGATTAGTAGCGGCACCGCGGATGCCGTACAGGTCTGCTTCGCCTGCGTTGTTCAGGTAGTTGCCGGCGACTTGGCCGTAATTTGCCAGCGCTTGCGATTGCGGCTGATTCAGGTACGATTGGTATTGGCTCAGCAAACCGCCTTGACCATTCGAGCCGAACAGCATCGAATCAATGCGCGGGTCAAGGTTATTTTGGGACGCAATTTTCGCCGCATCCTTATTGTTTTTAGAGGAGGCGTATGCGCCCAATGCTCCGATACCTGCTGCTGCTACTGACCAAGGCATATTAAGCCCCCTTATTAGTGCGAATGCAGACGATCAGCGCAATGCGATCACGCTGCGAGTTGTTTTCAACCCAATGCGAATTACCGTTGTAGAACCAATAGGCCTCGCCAAGTTGAGGACGTATAACCCCATCTTCAAACCCAAATACCGCACCCTCATCGTTCTGGATTGGCACGTAGTACTTGTCGTAATATTCGGCATGCCATCCACGATCAACGTGCGGCGCGATCTTCCCACCAGGCGGCACTTTTGTAATCAAGACGCCCCCCAAGCGTTCGCCGCTCGTGAGTGCCATCAAATGCATGCAGATTGGGCGCACCTCCGGGATATAGGCCGCTTCCGGATACCAAACTGAATCATGCTCAGCATTAAATGCCTCCATCCCTTTGGAAAGATTGTCCCAATGGTTGTAGCGCACCCAAATGTCAGACATTGCAAGGTGTGGCGACCCTTCATAGCCATCTTTTCGAGCCGTACGACGACCGAACAACGACGGCTGGCGGATGAGGGCCATCTGCAAAGGGAGAACATTGATGTTCTCTGCAATCTTTAGAAAGTTCTGCATCAGGCGTCACCCTTAATCAAAACCTCATCCACTTTTTCAGGATCTGTTTCATTGGTCGCGTGAATGCAAAACCAGACAGAATCACTCAAGGCGACAATCTTGTGTACCTGCCCAGCCTTGATCGTGATGCAGTCAGGCCCAATGTGTTGCGTCTCTTCGCCATCGATAGTTACAAGCACCTCACCCGAAGCTAGAACGCTAAGATGGTCATAGTTGTGGCTATGAGTCTCGGCATAGTGGCCTGCCGGCAGGGTCATTTGCTTGGCGTATTCTCGCCCCGAGAAGTAGTGCTTTACCTTCAGATCAATTTCGATCATTTGTGCTTTGGCTCTTATCCTAAAGACACCCAAGAGGCGCCATTAAAGTAGTAGATGCCTGCCACGCCACCTGGAGCGATGATTGATGCTAGGTAGCGAATGTCGCCGTCACGGGGCTTGGGTGGCATCGTCGATACCTTGTCCAAATGCCCTGCTGCGAGTGCAGAGACTGAGGCCGAAATTCTGGCCAGTTCTTCGCGCATGTAGCGCGGGTCCCACTGCTGCGGGACCGGAGACGGGGTGTAGTTCACCAGCGGCTCCTCGCGGTATCGGATAGCTCGATGTCGTAGCTATCAATCCGGCACTGTGCGGCTGTACCGCTGGAGAAGCGGATAGCCGGGTATCGATACGTCACGATGCCATCGCATCGAACGCTCTGCCCGATTGTGTGCGTAAGCGTTACCGGATACTCTGGGTCGGCGTACGGATCGGAGTTGTGACCGCCAATCTGTATCTGTACCGTTTGCCCATTGCTGCCGGTGATTCGGGCCCGCACACCGACGATGGTTTTAAACCGGTCGTCGTCTTCAAAAGATAATCCGCGACGTTCGAGATACCAGTTGGGTTGAACACCCGCGAAACTGGCCGAAGCATCGAGCATGTAGAGTTTGGTGTCCGAAGACGCCATCATCACGCGCGCAGTATTAGGCGTGAAATCCGGGCCATTCCAGGCCGTCAGATCGGAATTCCACGAGTCAGCGTCGGCTGACCAGGCACCGGAAAGCGTGTTATCGACGGTGCCGTAATTCGCGTGATGAAGATTCGGGATTGTCCGGTAGCTGACCGTCTTGTCTTTGTAATTCCAGACAAGCGCTTTATTCGGAACAGTTGCCCCGATTGCAGTATAGCAAACAAATACCTCATTTAGATATGGATTTTTGAACACGAACGCACGATCGTTGTACGCAACATCCATGTCACGGAATAAGGCACGCCGCGCGACCTTATCGAGGATCGACGTTGCCGTTTGACCGTCGTGTACGACCACATCCGAACCGGTGAGAACGAAGTGGAATCCGTCGACCTCCACGATACAATTGCGGTTCATCGCGCCAGAAACGCCTAAGACCTTTTGGAACGAGAAGATGTACGGCGTGCCGATGAAGTCCATACGCCATACGCTCTGCTCCTTGTAAACCATGAAGGAATCACGCAATTGCAGGCCGTCGATAACCTCGTCGCCACCTTCCGCGATGTCGTATTCGCCAGCATCTTGCGTTGCGTCTGCCGGGTTCCATGTGGCGGGCACGCCGCCAGGATCTGCAGCACTCGACCACTTGACCATGTAGCGATAGTTCGTTCCGCTCTTGGTCACGTTGAGAGCGATGAGGAAGTTCTTATAGGCTCGCAGCGCCTTGCAATACGTGTTTGCAGGCCAGTTATCGAGCGTTACGCACCGCTGCGCCGGATCGAGGTTCCAACGCTGCGGCGGATCGACAGTATTGCCCGGATTGAGGATTGGGATGCCCGATAGGACAGTCGATGTCCATTGGTTCGGCAGCGCCGCATAATCAACGTCTGCCCCGCTCGTCTGCCGCGTCAGGTTCGTGTGCACGGCATTGCCGGATGCATTGGTGACCGCGTAAATCTTGTTCGCACCGGCATATAGCCAATAACGTGAAGAGCTCACGGTCACCGGGACAACGTGATACGGCGTAACCGAAGGAGTACCGTATACCTC